TATCCTTCCAAAGATCATCACGTTTCTTCTGGCTGCCGGGGAACATTTCATAAATTAAATCGTCTAAGTATTTATTCTTAACCTTAAAGCTTCCCGATAGCGTCTTATGTGTGAACACATTTGCCCGGAAAGGTTCAATAGATGGGCTTGTACCGCCACATATAATTGAACTAGAAGCGTTAGGTGCTACCGCCAGTAGGTGTGCATTTCGCCTGTTACTACCACTTATGTCGGGGGCTTCACCCCTGTCAGCAGCCAGTTGTTCTGTTGCCTCAACCGCCTTGGTCTTGATGTAGTTAAATGCCCTGTGGTTGAAGGAGGTGGCGTACATGCTTTCAAAAGCGATACCATGACTCTGGAGATAGGAGTGGAATCCCATCGCTCCTAGGCCCACAGAACGCTCCCTGTAGGCTGAATAAGCCGCTTTAGTGTAGCCTTCCTTACCCTCTTTGACGTAGCTTTTAAACCGTTTAAAGTTAGCGGTGTACCCGCCCAAATGACTCGTGTCTACAATATCTGAAATAAAATGCTCAAGGATATTGTCAAGCATGGTAATCAGGTCGGGGATGAAGTTGTCGTCCTTGCTCCACTCATCAAAGTGTTCAAGGTTTACACTGGATAAACAGCACACAGCTGTACGCTCCTCGCTAGTAGCCAGTGTAATCTCAGAGCAAAGATTACTTTGATTTATCTTTAGCCCAAGGTCTTGCTGTTGCTTGGGCAGGGCAGCATTACAGGTGTCAATGTTAACAACGTAAGGCTCCCCGGTTTCTGCCCGGGTGTTAATGATCTGGAACCACAGGTCACGGGCTGAGACTGTCTTAACCGCAGTGTTACTCTTGGGGTCTATCAGTCTCCACTCACTGTCAGCTTCTACCGCATCCAAGAATTCATTAGTTACGTTAACTGCATTGTGAAGGTTCAAACATTTCCTGTTGATGTCCCCGCCAGTTGTTTTACGCATGGCGATGAACTCTTCAATCTCTGGATGGGTAATGTCCATGTAAGCAGCATAGCTACCCCGCCTTGTAACCCCTTGGTTAAAGGCAAGCATTTGACTATCTACGACATGCATGAATGGGATAGAACCAGTAGACTTACTACCGTTAGATGTATCCACGCCATTACTCCGAATGTCACCCCAGTAACCACCGATCCCTCCACCTGCGCTCGCCAACCATATGTTCTCATCGTAATGAGAAGAAAGACCGTGGCGGGAGTCAGGAACAAAATTAAGAAAACAGCTGATAGGTAGGCCACGGCTAGTTCCCCCGTTACTAAGGATAGGAGTGCTAAACATAAACCACAGGTTACTAGCATAGGTATAAAGTCGCTGTGCAAGAGCGAAATCAGTAACCCCTTTATAAGTTGCCCCGTATACAGCAGCCCTAGCAAAAGCCTCTTGAGCATGATCTTCTCCCTCCCAAAAATATCTATCTTTTAATGTTTCAATTGCAAACGCATCCAGTGCGGACTCTTTATCGTAATCAATCTTGAGACCTAGATACTCTTGCACTCCTAGTTTGTCAGTCATTATTTAATTCCTTTCTTTATAATCACAGACATCATACGTTTCTCGTACCACTCTGCCTTGCGTAAATCTTCAACACCATTCTTGTGCCTGAATCTCCAACGATACTTCATGCTGTTGCCCCGGCAGTAGCCTATAAACTCTTCGGGCGTAAGCATAGCTTCAATCGCATCAATGCATTCAATCCCACCCTGATTGTAATGTGAGGGGGAGTTAACAGCATCTATCCTAGATTCTTCTCTAAGTTTCTTGCCGACTTCATACCATTCTTCTGGTGTTGCATCATCAATAGACATTATTCAGTCTCCTTATTTTCATCAAAATACTCGTTAATAAACCCTTCACTCTTACGATATTCCATATCTACCCACTCATCGGGAAGAGTATACTCACTGTACCATGTGAATCCATTAGCTTCAGCCCACTCTGCGTGGCTCCGCTTTGTGCCGTCCTTTCTACGTTTAGCCTGTGGCATCGGTGCAGCAGGATCGGCAAATAAAAATATTAATTCATAGTCCCGGGGCAGTGACTTGTTGATCCAGATATATTTACTGTACTCAGCAAAGTCCCAGAACCTACCCTTAGCTTCAATCAGATAAGTGGTGCGTCCTATCTTCCTGATAAAGTCGGGGTGATATTTGTGCTTGATGGTGTAGTCTAAAATCTTGCTATGGTGTTTCCATTTTTTCAGGAGACCTCCATGCAAATTAGCTTCCCATATTGAATCATAGTTAGCAGGTACGTTCTTCTGTACCGGACGCTGCCTCCGCTTCTTACGAATTCCTTTCCGTATCTTGGCCTTCATCAATGTATTACAGCCTCTTCCCTGTTTATTAATTCCAACTCAATGAGATCGTATAAATGCATCAATGTGTCGTCACTGAGATAAACATTCTTTTCGTGCTTATAGATTTCCAATCCAAGAACTAGAAGAAGTTCAATTATCTCTTCATTTGCTTCTGAACTCATTCTTCTTTATCTGCTTTACTGCCCACTTGTAAGAGTAGGGTGCGAGTGTCATCTTCCCTTGCAGAAAGAAATGAGTCTGGTCTGATAATCTATTTAAAATATTATCAACTGTTATCTTATGTTGGTCTTTCTTTTCAACCTGTTCACGCAGCCAATCAACTAACATTTCTTTGGCTTGTCTTCTGATTCGTTTAGCTTGTTTGCCGTTCACAATACTTCCTCTACGTTTGGGGGAACAACAACCTTGGTCAGGTGTACCAAACCCTTGGCATATTTAAATGTGCGTAGACCCCGACCGCCATTGGCATCTGCATAGCAGTCGTACTTGTAGCTACAGTAGGAGCAGTTCTTAGAAATCTTTTCATTACCCTTCGCGCCATCTGCTTCAACGGGGTAGCATCTTTCAGGCGGGGAGTCTGTAGCAATCACATCTTTAACTACGTTGATCCTGTCTTTAATGTTTGGCTTGTCCAAGTCCTCGGGTATAAACAAACAAAGTTCACCACTTTCTTTATTGATAACCAAGAACCCGCCAGAGTTTGTACCTTCAGCAGCTTCGTAGCCTGCAAGCTGACTCAGGTATCCAAAGGGATCGTTCTCTGCCAGTGTACCGTACTTAAACTTGCTGAATGCAAAGCTGGACGCAGTCTTAACGTCAACTACTTCACCATCTATCTTGCAGTCCATGTGTCCGGCAATACTATCAATGGCTACTTCTTTCTGTTGGCTTGTTACCTCATGCCCTGAAATCTTAACCAGTAGTAGGGCTAGTTCTTCAAGCAGATGCCCGTACAGGAACTTAATCATAAGGCTTGGTGACAGATCACCATCCTTACCTTCGGCCCGGGAGTCATACCAAAGTCTTCTCAAAGGCTTACCGATATTAGACATCCTAAGATTGAAGTTGGAATCCCTCGGGGTAGGCCTAGCCCATCCTATGAAGGCTTGCTTTATTGCCTCACCAAATTCCTCAATGAGATCATCAGATACATCAATAGCCTCACCATTCGTTAGCGGTTCTAGCGATGTGTATATATCTTCTATTAACGTATCAATCGTTTTTGACATTATCAATTACCTCATTGAGGATGTTTAGTGCATCGGAAACATCCAGTTTAAACCATTCATTCTTGGAACGGTACTTGTTTTTTAATTCTTTATGTAAAAGCTTTTCTATGTGGGGAGCATCTTCAACGGCTATTGCATACTCAACTTTGTAGTCCCTATATGGGGAGCCTGTTTGAAAGACCTTCAATCTATCTGGGACTGACATAGCCCTGCCAACCTTTAGCCACCCGTCCCAAGCGGGATTGGATATCAGATAGATGTTGCCTTCTTGTATGTGTCTGTTTTTGTAATACTCTTTGAATACTACGTCATTGTAGTTTTTAAATCTGCCGGGGGCATGAGTAGCATCATTAACAGATACATACTTACCGCCTACATACATGCGTTTCTTGTTCTTTTTTAAATACGCTTCTAGTGTGCTTCTCCCGGATGCA